GACTCGATAGGTCGTGGTGTTAACCCGAGAGAAACCGCTCAGATCGTCAGCAAGCGCCTCGATGTCAGCATGGCAAAGGCGAAGAACATCGCTCAGACCGAGCAAGTCGGCGCGTTGCGTGAGGCTCAGTGGAATGAGACAGAGTGGACGCAAGAACGCCTGGGGCTCAATACCGCGATATTGTGGATATCAGCTCTCAAGCCAACAACGAGAGCATCGCATGCAGCACGGCACGGAAAAACTTTCTCGCCCCAGGAGGTGAGAGATTTTTACTCCAGAGACGGCAACAGGTATCACTGCTACTGCGGAAACATACCGTGCTTGTTGAATGATGATGGGAGCCTGTTCAATAAAGGGCTGGCGGATAAACTGAAAAAAGAACGTGAAAACTGGAGCGAAAGTTGATCTAAGATAGCCTCAATCAAAGGCATAAAGAGGCTCAGAAATGGAAATACGTAAGGTAGGTCAGAGACTATATAACGTTCTCTGGAATGCAAATGTAAGAAACAATGACCGTCCAACATTTCTCACAATCGAACAAATAATGAGTGAGATTAATGTCGATGTGAAAAACATTGTCACGCGAGATCAGGTTGTTGATGTGATTTTAAATGATCCATTTAGGCAAATAGACTTTCGCGGGGTGGCTTGTGATAACACTCGAATGTTTGAAACAAAAGAAGTTAATGGGGTTCTCGAATCCGTCAGGCTTCCTGAATCGCCTTATAAATACCCAAAAGATTGGGGATTAGAATAAACATACTAGGTCGCTACGGCGGCCTTTTTATTGCCTGAAATCCACCAATGAGGACCCAGCATGAAACGCAACCGCGTTAACGTGCTGACCGTCGTCAACTCCGCTTCAAACATCACCACTGAAACCATCGACGGCAAGCCACATATCGTGGTTCGCGGCATCACGCCTGTCGTGGACGATATTGTGATGAACCGGAAGTTGTACCCGGCAGCCGAAATCGAAAAGGCCTACAACACGCTTGAGCGTAACCCGATGCCGCTGGGCCACCCGAAAGTGGACGGCAAGCATGTGTCGGCGCGAGATGTCCGGGCGGTGAACAACTACCACGTCGGTGCCTGGCTGCAGAACGTCAGCCACAAAGATGGCAAGGTCAGCGGCGATATGTACGTCGACCGCCAGTACGCCGAATCCAGTGAGAAGGGTAAGCGCCTGATCAACCGGCTGGATGAGATGGTTGCTGGCACCAATACCGAGGCCATCCACATCTCCACCGGCTTGCTGTATTCCGGCATCACTGCCAATGGTGAATCGAAGGGCAAGAAGTACAACGAGATCGCCACCAACATGATGTTTGACCATGTGGCGGTGCTGCTGGACGAGCCCGGCGCGGGGACGCCTGAAGAGGGCGTCGGCATCTTTGTTAATGCCGAAGGTGACGAGCAGGAGATTGAGATTGCTCACCTCGCTGACGCTTCTGACTGCACCCGGGAAGGCCTGCTGAATAAGACGAAGTTCTTTTTCACCAACGCCTCAAACTTCTCCTTCGACGATATCCAGCGCGCCATCAGCGACAAGCTTCGCGAAGGCCGCTCAAAAGACTCCTTCCTCTGGCCCGAGTCAGTTTGGCCAGACACCTTCATCTATCGCGATGAAGCGAAATATTTCAAACAGAAGTACCTCATCGATGAGGGCGGCAAGGCCGTTTTCGTCGGCGAACCTGTAGAAGTCGTGCGCAAACCCACTGAGTACGAAATTAAAACCAACGGAGAGAACGATCCGATGAAAGATCTGATTATCAATGCGCTGAAAGCCGCTGGTAAGCCGACCGAAGGCAAGTCCGATGCTGAGCTGATGGACGCTTACAACCAGATGGCCGCCGAAAAGGCAGCGAAAACCGAAACGCCTGAAGAGAAGGCCGCACGCGAAAAGAAAGACGCGGATGAGAAAAAAGCGAAAGAGCAGGCCACCAACAGCGAGCAAGCTCCCGCCTGGTTCGCGCCGTTTGCCGACAAGCTCAACGCCATCGAAAGCGGCCTTGCTGTGAACGCCGACAAAGAGAAAGGCGAAAAGCGCGCGGCGGTGAAAGCTAAGTTCCAGCTCGACGATCTGGCAGTCAACGCGCTTGATGGGGCCGCGCTCGATGGCCTGTATGCGCAGTGCCACACCTCCACCGGCCTGAATGGTGCATTCCGCCAGGCTACCAACACTCAATCTGTCAGCGAAATGCCGGAGTAAATAATGGCTAAAGATGGAAAGCATGTGATCCACGCGGGCGGCGTATTCCCTAATCCGCTGCTCAACCGTGAAGGCGGCGCTGCCGCGTCAACTCTGCCGGGCACTGTGGGCTTCTTCAGCACCGCTGACAAGTTCACTGCGTCGGTAGCCGGTGCTGAAAGCGCTATCAAGTACGTGGCTAACAAAGACTACCTCCGCTGCCTGAGCGTTGATGATGCTATCGCGGCTAATGAGCTGGTGATCGGTATTCACCCGCTGCCGGGTATGTTCCTCAATGTGCGCGCGGCGGCAGGCACCTACACCAAAGGCCAGCCGGTTGCTGTCGCTAATGGTCGCGTTACCGCTGTAACTGCGGATGCCGCGGTTTTCGCTTATGTCGAAGAAGATAAAGCCGTCACTGCGGTGGCCGGCGATCTGATTCGCGTTGTGTTCAAGTAAGGAGCACTGAATGTTTGTATTCTCGAAGTCTATCGGCGAAAAGACCGGTAATTTAGCAATTAACCAGGCTCAGTGGCGCGCCTTGGAAGCTGAGCGCAATGCCAGTTCGCAAGCCGCAGCTGATTTCCTCGCACGTACACAATTCCGTGGTGCCGCAGAAGATGCGCCGTACCTTGATGCGGCTAACGCCGTTGACGATATCCGCCGCCTGTACCGCGCTTTCGATACCACCGTCCTGCAGCAGTTTGAACCGAGTACTGAGTTCACATTGCTAAACGACCTGATGCCGCTGTCGCGCTCCGTTCGTATCGAACAGTCCCGTTACGATTATGCTCGTACCGGCGGTCGCGGCTGGGCTCACACATCCATGTCTGGTCAGGTCGGCGCGGCGCTTGATGCCCGCAGCTACACCTTCGACGGCACCATGGTTCCGATCCATGATTCGGGCTTCAAGTTCGAATGGCGCGACCCGATCTTCAACAGCCCGTCCGCTCTTCAGTCTCAGGCTGATGCGCAGCGCGGATCGGTTGAAGATGTGCAACGCAAGTATGTTGACTACATCTTCAACGGCTTCCGCGATAAAGCGGGTAACTTCGCCGTGTTTGACGGCCTGACCTGGAAAGGCCTGAAAGATGATGAGCGTGTGGCTCAGATTGACCTGGGCGCTTCCGGTCTGAATATCGACTTCACCTCTGGTAATGCAACCTCTCAGCAGATGCGCGCTGGCGCAATCGCGCTGCGTGACCAGATGCGCCGCATCAACAGCCAGTATGCAGCGCAGACCTGGTATGTGTCCGGCGAAATCATCTCCAACTGGGAGCGCTTCTTCTCCGATAACTACCAGTCCGGTACCGTGATGGATGAAATCCTGAAGCTGACCGGCGTGGCGGCGATCAAAGAAGACAGCCAGTTGTCTGGTAACGAAATCGTCATTGTGCCGCTTGGCGCAGGCGTTATCGCTCCGATCGTCGGCCAGGCTATCGGCACCGTTGCATCTCCTCGCCCGGAATACAACAGCGACTACATCTGGCGCACCTGGGGCGCAATGGGGTTGATGGTCAAACAGGACATCAACAACAAATATTCCGTCATTCACGCATCGAGCTAAGGATAAATCATGGCACTGGTAGAAATCGTGGCAAACAACCTGCACGCCGGTGCCGACCTCCGCAAACTGGAGGTTGGCTCGGTGGTAGATGTAGACGACGCAACGGCTGAGCGCTGGTTACAGACCGGCAAGGCGAAGAAGACTGACCAGAAGAAAGGCGAAAAACTTTCCTTCGAAGTCGCTACACCATCCGTGCAGACTGCTGATCTGTCTGGACTGCAAAAGCAACACGCCGAAGCGCTGGCGCAGATCGACAAGCTGACCGCTGATGCAGAAGCGAAAGACAAAGCGCACGCTGACGCGCTGGCAGCAGAAAAGAAACGCGCAGATGATGCAGAAGCCGCGCTGGAAGAACTGAAGAAGAAGGTTAAATAACAATGGCGACCCCGGTTACGGCTGACGACGTGAAAGGCTTCCTCTCCGAATTGGGGTTTGCCATCCCTGACGCTTTGCTTACTCCAATCCTCTACGTGGTAAACAAAATCATCCCTTGCCTTGAAGGTGCGGGTTATGACGAGTGCACTGCGCAGCTCATTCTTATCTACGCTGCGGCGCTGATGGCTACTTCATCCGGCGCGCGACGTATCAAATCGCAGTCAGCGCCATCTGGTGCGTCACGTTCATTTGAGTATGGCGACGACGGTGTGACATGGCTGCGTGACACGCTATCTCGCCTCGATACCAGCGGCTGCACCGGCGAGTTGCCGATCAGTGCCGGTAATGGCGTCGGGTTTTTCGATGTTGTCGGGGGCTGCTGATGGCTTGGGTGCCTGTAGAGGTAAAACTGCCGGCGACATTCACGCGCGTATGGGTGAAGACCGACACCGGGCGGGAGACCACCGGCCACGTCAAATCTGACGGTCAGTGGTTCATCAACTGCGCGAGCATACGGGCTACTGGCGCGAAGGTGCTCAAGTGGAAGGAGTAGGGCATGTCATCCGCAGCAAACTGGAGCTATACCGCCATGGCTACCATCTGGCGCAAGCTGGAAGGCAATGACGAATTTGGCGATCCGCTTGGCTATGCCGAGCCTGAGCAAATCCTCTGTGATTATGAAGGCGGCCTCTCAAAGCGACTCGCGAACCTTGGTGTTGAGGTCGTAGTTAAAAACACATTCTGGACTGAGTTCACGCTGGCAGCAGCTGGTGATTACTTGCTGATTGGCATGTCGACAGAGGCCGACCCTGTTGTGGCTGGCGCTGATGAAGTGCGTCAGGTTGTTCAGTATGCCGACACCTTCGAGCGCCTGGCAGATGATTACGCCATCCTGACTGGAGTTTAGATATGGGCGTCAAAGTTAAGGGTGTGAGTCAGGCCGTCAAAACCATTAATCGCATAGCGAACACGATCGATGGCAAAAAGGCTCTGCGTGCCGTTTATTCGGCGCTGTACATCGTAGGTGCTGAATCTGCAACTATGGTGCCGATCGATACCAGCACGCTACTCAATTCCCAGTTCCGGGATGTGAACGTCAATGGCACCCGCATCACAGGCAAGGTTGGTTACTCAGCGAAATATGCCGCTTCAGTACATGAGGCGCCCGGTAAACACCTCGGTAAGAAAACACCGCGCCCGGTTGATAAAGGCCAGGCACCAGGTTCGAGAGGGAACATATGGGACAGGACTGGCGAGCCTGAGTTTCTGAAGAAAGCTGGTGAACGAACAACTATTCAGGTCGATACCGTCGTTAAAAAGGAAATGTCGCTATGACGCCTTTAATGTTCCAGCGCGTTAGTGACGTGTTTGTTGATGCCGGGCTCACGACGGGATTTAAAGTCCAGCAGTTGATGTACGACGATCCTGGTAATTTATCGACGGGTGCCATTGTTTTCCGGCCCGACGGTGGCTCTGCAATTCGCAATGAACTCGGTTCAACATATTACGTTATGGTGGACGTTGTCGGCGCGAAGGATAAGCGCAAAGAAGCCCTGAATGCTGTCCAGCGCATTATTGAGTATGTTCAGGAAAACCCGATCAGCCACCCTTGCGTTGGTCATATTGAAAATATTGGCGGCATACCGCCACCGCAACTAACGGAAGAGGGGAGGATCGTTTTTCGTCTTTCCTTCGCTTGCCTCTACGGGGAGTAAGCAAAAACACCAGGCTGCCATCAGGCGGCCTTTTTTATTTATTGAGAGGAGTTTCCCCATGGCAGCAAATTGCCCTACGGACAACACAAAGCTTTTTGGCCGCGCAATTGTCCTTGAAGTGGCTGATGGTTGTGCCGACACGCTTCCTTCCGAATCCGAATGGAAATCTCTTGCGGCCGGTACCAGTAAAGGTTTCGACTTTTCACCCAACAGCGTGACGTCTGATGCGGATGACACCAAGGGTTACGTCGAAAACATCGTCACCAACGCAGACTTCACCATTTCTTTTGAGGGTGAAGTGCGCCGCAATGACAAGCTGGATCAGTATGGTGTAAGTCGACTTATTAAGTACTTCAACACCGAGATTCAGGCGACTCGTCAGCCGACGCTGTGGGTGCGCATGGAATTCGGACCGGTAACTTTCATCGGCTACATGCTGATCAACGCTCTGAGCTCAGACGGTGGCACTAACGACATCGTGACTTTCTCTACTGAGTTCAAAGTGGCTGATGCCGACACCATTCAGGTAATTGATACCGATGAAACGGTACCAGCCACTGGCGTAACGGTAACCCCTGCGACCACTTCCCTGGTTGTCGGTGCAACTCGCCAGCTGACTGGTGCAGTACAGCCGTCTGATGCTACGGATAAATCGGGAACCTGGACAACCTCTGATGCTACCAAGGCAACAGTGAGCTCTACAGGCCTGGTCACAGCGGTCGCTGCTGGCTCTGCAACCATCACGTTTAAATCCACTGATGGCAACTTTACCGGCACCTGCGCTGTTACGGTCACGGCTTCGTAACCATTACAAAGGGCTGACTACCAGCCCTTGATAATGCTTATGGAGGAATTATGAAATCACGGCCGCCATTGAAAGAAATAGGCGAGATGCTTATCGATGCCGAAGGAAAAGAATACTTTTTCAGGCCATCACTCATAAACATGACGCGCATAGGCGATCCGTCGGAAATCGTCGCCGCGTTCTATGACCTGCATCACGACGAAGTGGCGGCGCTTATTCAGTCTGCGCACCAGGCATTCGGGATGATTCCTTCGTGGCTTATCGAGCATATAAAATCCAGCAGTTATGGAAGAAAAGCTCTGATGGCAGCGATGGAAGTTATGACCGCATGTTGTGATGAGGATGTAACGGCGCTGATTGGGGAGATGCGGCAGGCCAAAGCGCCTGGCAAGGCATTTAAAATGAAGAGCGGCGCGATGGATGCGTTCGAAATAATCGTCATCGCCCAGTCTCTTATAAGCCACGGGGTTATCGGCAAGGCAAAGGTGAGAAAGCTCCAGCGACATGAAAATAATCAGGCCACATCCGAATTTAATGCTTTCGAGTATATCAGTGCTGCGCGCAACCACTTTAGCATGAGCCGGGTAGAGGCAGAGCAACTCACCATGACTGAGTTTCAGCTCCTGATTGCTGCAAAATATCCCGACCAGAAAGGATTCACTAAAGAAGAGTATGAAGCTGTCACAGATGATTATCTTACCAAGAAAGCGCAGAGACTGGAGAAAGAAAAGCAGAGTAAAAAACATGCAGCGCCTGGCTGATAAAAGATATTAACGTAAAAAACAAACCCGCTCCGGCGGGTTTTTTATTGCTCCGAGGAAGGTTAAATGGCCGGAATTCTTAACGCTGGTAAGGTAATTTATGAAGTCGATATGGACACGGCTGGCATCCTTAGAGGCAGACGAGAAATTGAAGCCGCACTGGCTGGTCTTGGCGGCAACCTTGGCAGGATTGAATCCAGCGTAAACCGCACTGAGCGCTCAATCGCATCTATGGAGCGCACGCTGTCGAGCCTTGGCAGCATTGCCAAAGGTGTGATCGCGGCTCTATCAATCCAGCAGGTCGCTAATTATGCCGATGCCTGGACAGATCTGAACAACAAAGTATCAAACAGCATCCGCACCGGCGAGACGCAGGCTGAAGTGATGCAGCGCATCTTTGATATTTCTCAGGCGACGCAATCATCCCTTAACGGCACCGCCACTCTTTATGCCCGTCTGGAGCGAGGCACTCGCATCTACAATACCTCCGCCGCCGATCTTGTCAGGTTGACCACAATTATCAACCAGGGCTTCGCGGTGAGTGGCGCCACTGCACAGGAAGCGGAAAACGCGATTATCCAGTTATCTCAGGGGCTGGCCGCCGGTGCGTTGCGTGGCGAGGAGTACAACTCCGTCGCCGAGCAGGGAAGCCGCCTGACAAACGCCTTGGCTGATTCCCTCGGCGTTTCAATTGGTCAACTCCGCGCAATGGCTGCGGAAGGAAAATTAACCACTGATGTGGTTGTAAAAGGCCTGCTTTCGCAGGGCGAAGCCATTGGCAGCGAGTTCGCCAAAACAACAGTTTCTATTTCGAAAGGCCTGCAGGTTGCGGGCAATAATGTCACTAAATTCTTCGGCGAAAACGCCACCGTCAAATCCTTCGCCGCTGGGTTCCGAGATTCTGTAATCAGTCTTAGTGAAAATCTGGAAAGCCTTGGTACCGCATTGATTGGAGCGGCTGCAATCATGGGTGGTCGTTTTGCTGGCGCTCTTGCTATGGCAACTGTTGCTCAGGCTCAGCGGGTGCAAGGTACGCTGACTGCGATATCCGCGACACGGCAAGCAGCCATTCAGGAAGCAGAGGCCGCAGCGGTAACGGTGAGAAAAACTCAGGCAGACAAAGGCGCAGCAATGTCGGCGCTAAACCTCGCGCTCGCTGAGTTTCAGGTAGCCAAAAATACAGCAGCAGAAGCATTCGCAATGGAAAACGTTGTGCGCTTGCGTAGTGCATACATTGCGACCGCCGCTGAAGCTGCTGTTGCAGAGAATGCGCTGGCCGGTGCTCAGGCGCGAGTCGCGGCCACTGGTTTCACCATGGCCAACACTATGAAGGTGATCAGTACCGTAACTGGACCGCTTGGCGGCCCTCTCGGTGTTATAGCGATCGTGGCTGCTGGCTGGTATCTGTATGCGCAGCGTCAGGCTGAAGCGCGCAAAGAGGCGATCGCTTTTGCTGACACTATCCCCGACGTGATTAAGCGCCTCAATGACATGAACCTCGCGCAATCGCAGGGCGTGCGCGCTGATACGGTCGATTCAATCAAGGCGCAGAAGGATTCAATTTCTGACCTTAAGGACACCATTTCCGGGCTTGAGGCTGAATATGATAAATATTCCACGCTGGCAAGACAGTATGGCGTAAGTGAGGATGAAAATAACGGTTACGTAATAAAGGCCCGTGAAGCCGCCAATAATCTCGCCAAGGCGCGACGAGATCTTGATGGGCAAAACGCGAAGTTAAAGCAAACCGAAGATGCATTGCACCTGATTAATATTCGTGTGAATCAGGGCATCGTCGATCAAATGAAGGCGGCCAGAGATAACGCAATAGCTCTCGCTGAGGCAGAAAAGAACGCGACCTTCCTCGGTGGCGCGCACGCAATTCTCGCTCAAAAGCTTGGAGCTTCAACTCAGGCTTTGCAGTCCTTTAATTCAGAGTCACTAAAAATAAACTGGGGCGGCAAGGAGGGTGAAAAGTTAATAAAACAAGCAAAACGCCGCCTGGAATTATCAAAGCTCGAAGGTGAAGCAAGAGCGCGATTGCAAGCGACTTATGATGCTGAGGATGCAGGAACTCAAGACCCGTTAGCAGTTAAGCAACTTCAGGATGTGTATGCTGAAACAGAGAGAGCGACTCAGGCAAGAAAAGACCAAAAGAAAGAAGATAAAGCCGCCGCTTCAGAAGCTAAGAAGCTTGAAAACCAGCAGGAATCAATAGCTCAGAAGCTGAGCAATCTTAAGCAGCAATCTGAACTTGCTGCTGACTCTACCAAGGAATTAAGCCGCGAGCAGGCTATCCTCACTGCCCAGCAGTCTCTCGGAAAAGGCGCTACTCAGGAACAAATCGCGCTGGCTGGAAAATACGCTTCAGCCAAGTGGGATGCTGCTAACGCTATCAAGGCACAGGCTGCAGCTGAGAAGCTTTTGCCAGAGGCGCGCGAGAACGCAAGCTTTAAGCAGGACGTTCAGGATCTGAATACCGCTTTATCTGCGAAGAAAATTAGCCAGGAGCAGTACAACCAGACCATTGAGCGTCTGGAGGAGCAGCATCAGGCCAACCTCGCGAAAATCCGATCAGATCAGGTGGTCAGTCCTCAGCAAGAAGCTGCTGGCGGCGTTGACCCTTTGCAGCAACTGGCGAATGAGAATGCGCGTAAGCTTGCGCTCATTCAGCAGTATGAGCAGCAGGGAATCATCACTCACCAGAATGCGCTCGCTCTTCGTGCTTCAGCTGACAAGGAATATGAAGAGGCCCGCGTCGCTGCTCAGTGGGAAATCTGGCGTAACCAGAGTGCCGGCAATGAGGCGCTAGCGGCATCCTTTGACGCCCTGGCGGGTAACGCATCCAACGCACTCACGGGAATTATCACCGGCAGCATGTCGGCCGAGGATGCAATGCGCTCAATCGGCAACACGGTGTTGAACTCCTTGATCAACTCTTTCGTTCAGATGGGCGTTGAGTGGGTGAAGTCGGCGATCATGGGGCAGGCGGCGCAGACTGCAGCTATCGGCACCGTTACGGCGGTTCAGACGGCAGCTGTCGCCACTCAAACCGCAACAAGCACCGCAGCGGCGGCCACAACGGCGGCGGCATGGACTCCGGCGGCTATTCTGTCTTCTATTGCTTCTATGGGTACAGCTGCGGCTATTGGTATAGGCGCGGTTGCTGGCATCGTTGGTATGAGTCTGCTCGGTAAAAGGAAAAACGGCGGCCCGGTAACTGCTGGCGGGCTGTATCAGGTAGGCGAGGGCGGTATGCCTGAAATCTACCAGGCCAGCACCGGTAAGCAGTACATGATACCGGGTGATAACGGAAAGGTGATCAGCAATAAGGATATGAACGCAAGTGGTGGGGTGAATGTCATAATCAACGTCCAGAATATGACGGGCGCCACATTTGACGCTCAGGCTACGAGCAATGGCGATGGTACAATAACTGTGGATGCCATTATTGCTGATTTGAATAATGGTGGGCCAATTTCTCAGGGCATAACAAGTAATTTCAATGCCAAACGTACTCCACGTGGTCAAAATTGAGAGGAAGCATGGAAGATATTTTGCCTGGCGAGTCTAGAAGCATGCCAATTGAAAAAGGCAAGGTGGTCAGATACTCAGCCAACAGGGCTGTAAATTTTGAGTTTTTGCTTACAGATGGCACTTACATTACCGGTGTTATTCCTGCTGGTGAGGTACTTGAGTTTAAGGGTAATGGCTCTATTCAAGAATTTAACATCAAAATCTTTGAAGCTCCGAGACGACCTACTGCCATAGATTAAACCCGCCACGGCGGGTTTTTTAATGCCTGGAGTTTAGATGCCAATCATCGACTATCCCGACTGGCTGCCGCTGGCGCAGAAAACCAGTAAAAACATGACTCTCGATACCGGGTTCCAGGCCGATCAACCAGCGGTCGGCCCGGTAATCTTTCAGGACATGACGGACGATCTGAAGGTCACCTGGTCACTGACATGGATTTTCACACTGGCGCAGGAGCGCGCCTTCCAGCAGTGGCTGCGCAGCCCAAATTATCTGAATCGTGGGCTGAACTGGTTCAGGATGCCGGTAAACATCGGCGGCCCCGGATTGCAGGTTCAGGAACTGCATTTCACGCAGATGCCTGTGCAGACCAATATTCAGGGTGGAATTGTTACCTGGACCGGGACAGTCATCGCCAATCACCTGAACAATCCTGATGACGACTACGACGACATTATCGTTGAGCTTCCTCCACCATGGGCAAGCTGGCTGGATATCGTTGTCACAGGCTATCCAGATGAACGCGACCCTGAGTCTTTACCGAGAGTGCCCTGATGCCTTCATTTCGTGATTACAAGCAAAAGAGGCCAACGCGCGCGTTATACGACACGTTGACCTTTTATCACCCATCATTCGGATATGTGCACCTGATAGACAAGCAGTTCTACCCTAAGACGCTCGGCGGCCAGACTTTCACGCCAGCCAGATTCGAAGTTGAGGAGAGCCAGCAAAGCGGAACCCCGGTGATAGACGCCACCGTCAAGCTCGGCAGGCTGTCATCTGACATCAAGGCGCTAATGAAGAGGTGGAAAGGGGCTTCCAGGCTGACGGCCATTACAGCCACCCGGCAGATCTTCGACAGCGGCGATGTGTCGGTACCGATTAAGTCCTGGCAACTATACGTTAAAACTGTCGATATCGACGCCGACGCGGCGTCTGTAACCCTGTCAGTCACCAATCCGCTGAACAACAACATAGGCCGACTTTATGACCCCAAAGAATACACCGGCCTTCAGTACCTCTGATTTCATATCGCGCATGATAGGAGTTCCGTGGGCGAACCGCGCGTGCTCATTCGGTAAAGTCGACTGTTGGGGGTTGGTGGTGCTCTATTACCGCCACATCCTCAGCATTGAGTTGCACCAGACGCCGGACTACGAAGCCGGTGAGGACTTCTTCACCTGCTATCAGGGAGATGTGGTTTTCTGGCGCAAGGTCGATAAACCGATAGAGGGCGGGATATTCGTCGGGTACCGCGGGGCGCGACCGGCGCACGTTGGTCTGGTGCTGAACCGCCAGGCGTTGCACTCGCGCGGCGAGAATGGAAGCGTGCGCATGGACTCATTGCTGGTTATTCAGCGGGCATTCACCAAAGTGGAGTTTTTCGTATATGGCGCTGGTTGAGATATCGAACTTTCCAGGGACGCCTAAGTTGCGTTGCAGGGTGCCAAACGGCACCCTTTTTTATGACTGGCTGGCGGCCAATGACGGCTCATTTCATCGCGATCTTCTGATCGTTCGCAACGGTGTTAAGTTGGGCGATGATGATGAGCTGGCATTTGAGGTCAGCGAGTTGGATGTCATACAGATATTTGACCAGCCAAAGGGCATTGTCGGCGATATCCTCAGCCCTATCTTCAAGGTAGTGACTCAGGTATTTTCGTTTCTGGCGCCCAAGCCAGCAATAGCGAACAACGGCGGAAACTCCGTCGACTCGCCAAACAACAGCCTTACTGGCCAGACAAACACCGCGCGCGTCTATAAGGCCAAGCCTGACATTTACGGGCAGGTGCGTTCCTTCCCTGACCTTATTCAGGAGTCACTTTTTGAGTATGTTCGCCAGAATGTGAATGACGGCGGGCTGAAGTATGTCACCGAATGGATGTGTGTAGGTATCGGTAGCTATGACTATGAATCTGTCCGCTACTCCGAGTCGAGCCTTGGCTCGCTGGCGGGAGCTGAATTCCAGTTCTATCATCCGGGAGAGATTATCCCGCAGATAGTTGAAGGTTATGGCTTTGATGATGTTGACGGTCAGGAAATCCCCGGACCTAACGAAAGCTCCAGTTTCCCGGTAGAAACGGCAACTGCGAACACCGTGGTAAGCGGCTCATACGCTGGCGGACAGATCGCGATGAAAATCGTGAAGCAGGCGGAGTTTGATTACTTCATGGGGCTTAATCTTCCGCATTCTGTCACTTTTACTATCAACGTAACCTATAACACCACGTCCGGCACTGTAACCCAAGACGTCGATTTTTCAGGAACGCTGATTTCTGCAGTGCAGACAGATGATGGAGCCGTGATTAACCCGGTTAAATGGTACACATTTACCATGACCGATCTCGTAGGGCCATCTGATGTGCCAGCTGGCGCAACCATCAACACCACGAAGTTTATCCTGCGCGATAATGAGGCGCTGATTGTTGGGCCATTCTTCTCGCCTGTCGCATCAACGCAGTTGTGGGTACACACTCAATCCTCGCTTGGTGGTCGTAACGACACAGAATGGAAGGTAACGATCTGGAAAATTGACGACCAGTTCAACCAAATTCCTGGCACTCAGGAGACGTTCACTTATCACCAGAGCACGCCGCATAAATCAGCCAGTGAGGTTTTCTACCGCACCGATAAACTGACGCCGTTGGCGGGCTTTGGTAAATACGCCATCAGATTCCAGCGCACGAATAACAGCGCTGACGCCTCGATCCTCAAGGTGGAAGAAATTCATGCAGTAAATATCAGGTCTAACGTCGTTCACCCCACAGACACCCTTGTGAGAATTCGGGTGAGGGCGACAGAGAACGCGCTGGGTAGCCGGGACAGGAAATATAACGCACTGGTAACCAGACGGACGATCACCTACAGCCTCGACACCCAAACCGTCGATTATACTCTCCGCCCGTCTCGTTCATTTGCTGATGCAGTCGCGCACACCTGGATAATCATGGGTGAGCAGCCGGTTTCCAGCATTGACCTGTACGGGCTGTACTCGATTGCTGAAAGCCTGCCTGATGAACGGCTGGGTTACTTCGATTACACGTTTGACGACGAGAACGACTCTTTGGGCGACCGCGTGCAGGCGATCTGCAATGCGGCGTCGGTGGTGGCGTACTGGGATGATGGCGTGCTGACCTTTACGCGCGACCAGAAAGTGAATTATCCGGCGGCAGTATTCAACCGGGCGAACATGAAGGCGGACGAGTACAAAATGACGTACGAAGCCACTCTTCCCGGCGGATATGATGGGGTGCAGGTGTCGTATGTTCACCCGACAACCAACACCAAGACCTACATCAACTATCGCGTGTTAAACGGCGCTATCATAGAGCAGGAAGCTGAGAATCCGAACAAAATGGAGATCGTCGGTTTTCGTAATGAATATCAGGCCAGAGAGCGCGCGCTGCGCGAGACTAAGCGCCTGATTTACTCGCGTGTGCGCATGAATGCCAGGGTGTTCGAGGACGGCATTATTCAGGTGGGCAGTGTCATTCAGATGCCGGACATCTACGACAGCAACCAGCAGCAGGGTTACATTACCGGGCGCGCCGGGAATAACTTTGATACCAGCGAGCCAATCACGTTTACCGGATCAATGTATGTGCTGGTTACTGACACCATTGGAAATCCGACGCAGCGTTATCCGGCTTCAGCCCGCAGCGATACAGAGTACGGATTCACCGCGGCAATACCAAATATTGAACTCAATATCTGGAATGGCGACACGGTGCAGCTGCCATCGCGCTATTTGATCGCAACCGTCGAAGAGCTGGACAGCCAGTTATGGAAGGTGGGGACTATAAAGCCTAATTCAGACAACACGGTTTCTCTGTCTGTCGCAGAGTATAGCGACGCTATCTACTCATAAGACCTGTCCAATTCAACTACACCTGGCCGTTGCGCCGGGTTTTATATGGAAAAAATATGGCTACCACACCGACTAATATGCCCGTCCCGAGCGAGTCCC